CTTTGATGCTTTCATAGACGTCTGAAATTCTTTTTGGCTTGAAGCCGGTATCTGTCATTCCAAATTCTGCCATTTTTATAAATCCTCGCTAATTGTGAAAAACTCGCCTTTAACCTTTATTTCGGCATAGACGGAGCATGAGTTTGTTTTGTTATCAAAAAGCAAATTTAATTTGCGGATTTCTTCAACTCCCTCGGTATTAAAAATCTCTTTGCGTAACAATAAATTAAACTTTTGCACGTTTTTTGTGCCTAAAATTTCGGTAAAATAAGGTATGCCGGCAGGAGTGTAGTTTATCCATTCGCCTTTTAAGCGGCGGATGCGTGTGACAACCCTTTGAGCAACCTCATTGCCACCGGTCACATAGTACATCTTGCCGTCTTTGGTGGCAATGTCGCCTGTTTTTTCGTTTATTGCCATGTCAATGCTCATCATATTCTCCTATTCCGGCGGTTGAGATGGTACTGGTCCACCCGGTCCGGGGTTATATTTGTGCGTGTGTCCTTTTCCGCTTATTCCGGCAGCCACAACATCCGTTTGTCCGGTAATCGTTCCGGTGGTTGTTTGGTCGCCGGTGTGGCTAATGTTTCCGGTTATTGTTTCATTTCCGGTATGTTCAACATCTCCCACAATGGTTATTTTTTCATTTGCTAAAACTATACTAACTCCACCCTGTTTTAATGTCAAACTTGTATTTGATAAGCTAAACAATGAGCTTTTGTCTGCGTTGCGTATTTCCACCGCATCGGAGCTATAATTTGGGATTTTTGCTTTAGTTATAATTCCGGGGAAGCACATGGCATCGGTTTCATCAAAACACCTGATTGTGCAAGTGTCCGGCGTTGTTCCGTCTGAGGGAGCTGATATTTGTCCGGTGATTAAAAAATTGTCCAAGGCTCTCTCGGCAAATATGAGCGTGCATTTGTCGCCTGTTCTATAAGGCATCGTTGTTCCAAGTCCCAATCCCTCGCTCCATGCCAAAGCCATAGGGATGTTTGTGATTAATGGCCGGTTGATGTATCTGACCAGCTTGGTGTTTGGATCAACGATTTTTATCTGAATTGCCGGAATGGCTGACACCACCTGATTGGCATAGTCCACGCTTTGGATGATGGCCGGTATTGATGTGTGAATGTCTGCCGCTTTGCGGTCAAACTGCATATTAAATTCTATTCCGGCGTTTCTGTTTCCGCTAAAATCCATTTTTTATAACCCCACAGTAAAGCATTGCAAACTCATATCCCAACTGTTTGACCTTGTGTCTAGGTCAAAGTCGGCATTGTGTATCTTGTATGTTCCGTTCAAAAGCGGATTAACGCTGCTTTTTACCTTTATTGTATTGGCGGGGGAGACACCCGGCACATACATTGCTTGGATGTCCACCCCTATTTGTGCTTGTGCCGGCCCAGAAAGCAATGGGGCAACTTTCTTTAACCTTGATGCACCGTCAAGCACAACTGTATTGCTGAAGGTTTTTTTATCGCCCACAGCCTTAAAGCTACCATTTTCAATAAACCAATTAAAGCCATATTGTTGACCAAGCTTGTCCAAAACGGCTCTTGCGTTGCCGCTTGCCACAATGCCGGAATATCCGGTCTTGCCATCTACGTTAATGTCTTCAGGGTTAACCCCGACCCCCTCGATTGATGCGGCAATTTTTTTTATTACCTCTTTAAGCTCCACCTGTTGCTCAAAAGATTGAGAAACCACCGAACGCAACAAATTGCTTTGGCCATCAAGTCCGTTTAGGTGCGTGATGATGTCGGCTCCGCTTTTTTCAATCACAACAGACAAAACACCCCCGGAGAATAAAAGCTCTTTTTTTTGCCCCCTATAACCGGCATAGACTTTCATGCTGAGTTGGCTCTGACAAATTGAGTTTCTTGTTTCTCGGCTCAAATTCCAAATGGAAACAGAGCTTGAATTTGGCACGCCAAGCATGGTCTTTGATACGGCCGCACGAACTCGCAATGTGTTTGGTGTGCCATCTGATAAAATGCGGACAAGCGGACTTTTGCCCTCGTTTTTTTCCCAGTCTTTGAGCGGCCCAAATATGACCTCAATTTCTCGGCAAAAATCTGTCATAGCATTTTGTCCTCATAAGCTACCGGCACTTCTTCGCCTTTGGCATAATAAATCAAAAATGCGGTTGTTCCAAGGCTGTCTGGTGTGTCGTTGTTTCCGCCGTCTGTGGTCTGGACTTGGAATGCTTGCTCATCAAATTCTATACACAATCCTTTGACTAAGTTATCCACACCGGGGAGAAGACTAATTCCGGTCAAAATCGGTTTTTCATTAATGTCATAAATATCCATCAGCCATGTTTGGGTTTTTGGCAAATAATATGTTTCTATGATATAATCCTTGCCGCCGAGGTTGTATGTTGCTCTGCGTGAGCCGTCATTGGTAAGTGGAACAATAAAAGGCATCTGCAAATCTCCCTATGAAACAAAGCCGGATAACGTGCTTTTTAGGTTTCCGGTCATCTTTTGCACTTGCTGCTTTCCGGCATTTACTGTGTTTGTCAAAGACTTTCCTATACCGCCCTCTTGCGACACAACATTGGCATTTTTTATCACTTGCAAATCAGAGAAGTTAAGCTCCTCAAAATCGCAAGCAATTTGCAAGGATCCCTTGTATGGTGCGGAGTGAAGCATGCGGACGTTTGAAATCATCATATTTGTGTAGGAATAATGCTCGGTTGTAACAGTTATAAGCTCTTGCGTGCGGCTGATGTTGTCCAGCTTGTCAAATATCTCTTGGCTCCGGCTTTCAAGCAAACTTGTCCATCCGGTATTGGTTACCCCAAAATTGATGGACAAAACCCTCGGATGAATGATGACATGGTCGGCAATAACGGCTCCGCTCTCAAGTGTGTTTTGCGTTACCTCGTTTTTGCGTGTGTGGTCTTCCGACATTTTTACATCGGCCATAATTTCGCCGTATGTCGGAGAGCTTATAAGAGCTTGCCCAAATAAAAAATTTGTAATTGTATTTAAGGATAAAGCTACCATATATTACCTCACAAATGGTGTGAATTGTCCGGGGGTGTTGGTTTGAGCCGTGCTGATGTATGGTGTCATCACGTTCATAACCTCTTGTGCATTGGCTCCGGTCATGATGGTTATTTGCGGAGAGTTATTAATTGTCGTGCTTCCTTGTCCTTGCAGCATTGCTTGATATGATCCCTTGCCCTCGTAATTATCAAACCATGATGCACCCGTGGCAAATGCTTCTCCCATCTGTTGCGGAATTGTTGCTATTCCGGCAATGGCTGCTTTCCACCAGCTTTCTTTTTTCCAACGCTCTGCCCAGTTATCCCATTTGTCAATGAGCTTTCCAAGAGCGGATTCTCCGTTCATGCACCAGATGACAAAATCTTCTATGGCCAAAGCAGCAACTGTGAACGCTGTTCCAATCAATGCCAGTTTGGCAATCATTGGTGTAAATATAACCAGCAAGCCAAGCAAAGCACCTCGCAATGTGCCGCTGATGAGTGATGCCAAATCAATTTTATCATTAAATTCCCCTAAGTCTGGCAAAAACCCTTTTATGTTTTTGATAAACCGACCGAGAATATCCGTTGTTCCGGTTAAGCCATCTCCCAAGCCTTTGACGGTCTTTTCTATGCCTTGCTTCAAAATGCGAGAGTTTGCCACAATCCAATCTTTCATGGACGTAACAACATCAGTTAAACCGGGAGCAACCGACAACGCAACCGTTCGGCCAATACCCTTAAATGCAAACTCCAAGGCGTTAAGCGACTTCTTAAACTCCGCCCCTCGTTTGAGTGTTTCTTCAGGGATAACTGCCCCAAGAGCATTTGCTTCCTTGCGGAGTTGCTCAAGACTTAAACGGCCTTGTTTGATTAAAACAAGCGTGTCGTTGCTCAAGCCAAGGCGGTTTGCCCATTGTAGGGCTTTTTGCTCGTTCATGCCGTTGAGTTTGTCGGCAATGTCGCCAAGCAAAGCATCGGCAGATTTCATTTGACCGGATGCATCTCGGATGCCAATGCCCATCATGAACAATGCTTCGTTAAACTCTCCGGGAATTGGCGATGACATGGTTTCTATGAGCATTTGCAAGTCTGAGGTTACGGCATCAGAAGACACACCGACACTCTCGGCAGCGTATTTATATTCTTGCAGAGTTTTTGTGGCAATGCCGGTGGTCTTACTGAGGTTGGTTAATTCTACCGCTCCGTCTGATACCGATTTGATGGTGTAGGCAATAGCGGTTCCGGTGGCGGTTGCAGCAGCGGCAACTGTTTGCATTCCCTCACGCAAATCAGACAGCCCTTTTTTGAATGTTTCAAAGGCGGCTTTAGATTGGTCGCTCAGTTTGAAGCTCAAAAGCTGGACAAGTTCGTTTGCTATCGCCATTTGTTATTCCCCTCTTGCTTGGCTCTCAGCATAATCAAGCCAATTGTCTATTTTTTTTGCAATGTAAAATGTTTTCACATCGCTGGTTTTGGTCAAATAATCAAGGTTTATAATACCTT